TACTATTTAGTCCCAAAAAGCAAGCAATAAAAATGCCCCTTTCGGGGCATGATTTTATTCAGAAGGGCAAGCAGCGCCATCCTCTGAGGCATCGTACTTCTCGTCACCACAACCATATTTGTTATCGTTATTAGTGTCGCAACCACGTTGCCAATACTGCATTGTGAAAGTATAACCTTCACTCCAAGGAGTGTATGCTTTACACCATGCGTGACTACCAAACTCTTCGCCATCAGTACCGTTGTCTGGTGGGACGTAATCTACCTTTTCGGTCGGTACGATTTTTTCATATCGCGTCGTTTTACCGTTATTGTAGACGGAACGTCCCCACAACTCAGAACGCTTAGAAACGAAAACGTACTCGTCTTCAGCAACCGTATAAACGTCACCGTTGTCGTAGGTGATAGTATGAGCGTGTGCCAAGATGGGCAGGCACAAAAAGAACAGAATAATATTTTTCATATCATCTCCAATAGTTTCGAAACAATTGCAACTTGCATTGCAGTATTATATAGTAATCATAAAAAAAGGGGGACTAAAAAGTCCCCCCATACAAATACCGATTTTTATTATTATTATTCGGTTTACAGAATATTCTTACGCAGATACCATCAGGTTGTCTACTCGGAAAATTCTGTAGTACTGGTTGCTCTTAGCAGCAGCAAGACCATCAGCAGGCGTACCGCCAACGAATGGGTTAGACGCCATGCCATAACGAGTCTTGAACCCGATACGTGGCTGGAAGTCGTTCTCGCCTACAGCGCGAACCATCTGGAGTGGTACATATGGGCAGTAGAATACACCTGCGTCATATGGGTTAGTGCCCTTGTAACCAACAGTTACATAGTCAGCAACCGCATATGGGTCGATGTAGATGCGCATACGTCCGTTCAGTACACCAGCAAAAGTGTTACCAGTGTCGTCAACTTCCAGAGAAGTGCTCAGAGCAGGAGCGTAGTCAAGCATACCAGAAGCAGCAAGTGCAGTAGCAACATCAGAAGATACGATTGCTACGTTACCCTTACCACGTCGAGTTTCTTTAGCGATAGTGTTTGCTTCGCGATCCAGTTGAACAAGCAGACCCTTGAACTTCTCAACAGACCAACGACCATCAGCGTCCGTAGACAGGTCGAAGATACCGTTGGTAGCAGTGTTAGCAGTCAGTGCACCAGTCTTCGCTTGGCTGTTGATAGTACGGATAACTTCGCGGTTGATTTCAGCAAGAATTTCTACTGAAAGGATGTTAGCGAGTTCCGCTTCAGCGTCAAGACCGTGGATTGCTTTCAGGTCTTGTGCGAGTTCGATGGTGTACTCTGCCTTCAGCGCACGGCTCTTAGCAGTTACAGTTGCCTTCTCAATGGTGAAACCCATTTCTGCGAAAGCAGAACCAGTGTTACCCAGTGCTTCTGCGTCAGCAGTTGGCATACCGCCACCAATGCTTGGACCAGAGCGGTCGTCATTGATCGTGCTGTCGCCGTTTGAGTCAGTTACACCGTCAAGACCAGAAGGACCAGCAGTGTGAGTAGTAGAAGAGTCACCAGAGAATGGTACAACTGCTTCGTTAAACAGTGCTTCGCCACCAGAAGTAGCGCCAGAACGAGTCGTCTTGTAGCGAGACTTCATAGCGAAGATCAAACCAGTAGGACCAGACATTGGTTGAACACCACATACGTCGTATGCCATCAGGTTAGGCATAGCACGACGAACGAGTGAAATCAACACTGGGTTCCAGTTAGCAGCAGCAGAAGTCGTGTTAGCAGCAACTTCAGTCATAAACTGACCTTGTGCGCCTTCAGCAGCGAATGCTTTTTCTTGGTTCTCAAGAATAGCAGCAGTGACCTTACGACGATAAGTATCCTTGATCTCGCCTGCTGATTCTTCGTTAAGGACTGGTGCCCACTTCTGCACCAGAGATTCGTAGTTCAGATCCATTTCTTAATTCTCCTTATAGGTAATGGATTACTTATTGATTTTGCGCATGGCAGACAGATACTGTTCCATAGAAGGAGCAACTTCTACAGACTCAACGTCACCGTCAGTCTCTTCAGTCAAATCTTCTTGGGTCTCAACTGTTGCCTTAGCAAAGAAGGACTCTTTGATAGTAGCAACTTTAGATGCAAATTGCTCAGCATCGTCAAAGTCAACACCTTCTACCAGAGAGTAGAACTTTTCTTTCTGAGTATCAGCGAGTTCAGATGCTGCTTCGGCAACGATTGCTGCACGCTTCAGACTCTCAACTTCTTCACTCAGAGAAATTGCATCAGCAGTGGTCTTATTGAGAGCTTCTTCGAGTTCTTCAACTTGATCTGCTAAATCGTCAACGAGGTCAACCTTGGATTCTGGCACGTCGATGTAAGACTCAACGAACAGATTCTTCAATCCGCTCATAAAGTTCTCAGCAATCTCAGCACGCAGACCAGTTTGGATAGCGACTTTATTGTCTTCCATCCATTGCTCAACCACGTAGTTCAGGTAGGAATCAACCTTCTCGACCAACTCGCTCTTCTGCGCAGCAGTTTCTTCAGCAAGTCGCTCTTCGTAGGATGCTTCGATTCGCTCTACTTCTTCAGAGAGCTTAGATTTCAATGCTGCTTCAAAGATTACAGCAGTTTTTGCCTTAAACTCATCGCTGAGAGTGGCTTCAGACTCGACTAATGCTTCGAGTTCTTCAGAGTAAGTATCTGCTTCTGCAACTACTTCTTCCTCTTCCAACTCGACTTCTTCGCCCATCATCTTACCGTATGCTGCTTGAAGATCCATCTTCTTCATAGCATTCAATTTACCGTACATAGCATTAATCATACCTGCTTTGGTCTTTGGCATTGGTTCGCTGTTGCTATTGTCACCCTTGCGAGCAGGTGCCTTACCAGTTGCATCGCCTGCCTTATCGACAGATGCTACTGATTGTGCTTCAGCGTTTTTCATATCATGCCCTTTTGCTTCCGCAACTTCCTGCTCATCGCGGAGTTCAATGTTTTGATCTTCCATTGTGTTCTCCTTATTAAAAAGATCTTTTTAAGGATGAGAGGAAATTTTTATACTCAACAATTTGGTCCACGCCATTAATTGGCGGAAGCACATCGTTATGAGTTCCGATTTCAGTCTCTTGTTCCTCACATATCTCTTGAGCAGTAAGTACGCCATTGTTCCAGACCCATTCAACACCTTCCATAATCCCATTAACAAATGCTCCAGGAGCAGATGGATCTTGCACGATGTCAACCGTGCTTAAAACAAAATCGTCCTTAACATACATCGCGCCATTGCGCTGCTCAAGACTACCCATTCCACGAGTTGAGACACCAAGATTAACACCACCTTCGAGCAATCCCTGTACGATATTACCCATTGGAGTATCAAGTATTGATGCCTTTCCGACCACATCATTGCCTTCAAAGTGAAGGTCAGTGATTAGGTGCGAAACTTTGTCGAGGTTGACGGTTGGACCATCAGGATGGTTCAGTTCGCCTACTGCCCGACCTTTAGAAACTTGTTCATCAACATACTTCTCGACGGCAGCTTCCATAATTGCTTTAGGATAAACTCTACCATTACGGTTCTTCTGCTCTGCTTGAGCAAATACACCTTCGATAACATATGACTTCTTGCCGTCTTTCTTTTCTTCGACGAGACACTGAAGTGTATTGTCATTAAATTCAGCAATAAGTTTCATGTTAGTTCCTTGATTGCAGTTTCTATTGATTTTTGCGCGTCCCTTTGACTACGGAACGTGTCTAACATATCTCCGTCTACATAAGCAACGAAACCCTTATCGGTCTTTTGTATCTCAGTTTTAATTCTGCGATATCTCTTAGACCAGACTACTTCGCCTTTCGCGTTACGTTGCCTTAATTCAGAGAAGTTAATCATAAATTATATTTATACGTTTTCTTCTTCTGATTCGTCCTCAGACTCCTCATCAGATAAAATATCTTCGATTTCGTCAGCATATAGACCCATCGTATCCTCTGGTTCCTCGTGCTCTTCCTCGTTCTCGCCTTCTTGATACTCAAGTTCTCTTGCTAACTGACCTCTGGCGAGTGGAGTATCCCAATCAGGTTCCGGAATTTCCATTTCTGCTTCCGCTTCAACTTCCGTTTCTGCTTCAGTTTCAACTTCCGTTTCTGCTTCAGTTTCAACTTCTTCATCGTCGGATTCTAAATCTTCCAACTCTGCTTCAACTTCTTCGTCAGAAATTTCTTCTTCGGCGTCATTGTAAACTGAGTTAGCAATACGAATCTTTTCTTGTTCAAGCGCATCATCAATGCGACCTTGTAACAAGTCGTTAAACATTTTACTAGAGGTGAATGCATCACCCTTTTCAATTGAGTTTACTAAATCAGCAACAGTTACAGTTACTGGTTCTTGAGTTTCATTAGCAATATCACTCATTTCAACTTCAGGTTTAGTTTCCATCATTATCTCCTGCTGGTTCATCACCTAATTGATCTTCTTTGGGACCCTCTTTAGCAATAGCGAGTTCCATTTCTTCTATTTCTTCATCTGTAAAATGAAAAACATTCTTCATCACCCAACCCTTAGACAAGTATTCTCCAACATATTGAGATGCTTGATCCATAAGTCCTAGTCTCTCGCGGAATACTTCTGCATCTTTGAGTTCGGTATAATGATTATCCTTATAAAAATCTACTCGAATACGATTGTGAAACAACTCCATCCAATCGCTGTCGGTAATAATACCTTTAAGCACAAGTTGCTGTCGGAGGATACCAACAAACAATTTACTAAATCTTGAACGAAGTCGCGAAATAAACTTTTGGAATTTAATTTCTTCGCGATTGATCTCAGTAGCACGACCAAGTGAATATGCTTGCTCCTGCTCTAGTCGAGATACTGGTACGTTCAGTGCTTGGTAAACCTTGCGCTGGAAATACTTAATGTCATCAATCTCGCCAAGGTTAGAACCGCCAGGAAGTGTAGTCACCTCCGTTCCTCTACCACCTTCTCGGCGAGGCAACCAGAAATCGTCAAGCATAGACATATGCTTTCTCGAATCCTTTAGTTCTCCAGTCGCCTGATCGTATACAAGTTTATTTCTATAACGAGTCATCAATGAGTTGACATATTCTTCTGCTTTACCTTTTGGCAAGTTACCTGTGTCAACATAAAAGATTCTTCGCTCAGGTGCACGCGCCAGTCGATAGATTATCAAGGAGTCTTCCATCATACGCAACTGATTGATAGGACGCAGTGCTTTATGAAGATGAGAAACAACTTTTGCTTTCGTGTCGTCTAGTACACCCGATGTTACATAACTTACTGAGTCAACGCTGAGTTTGACTGCTTGGTTTGCCGTTGGATCTGCCCCTACAAGTGCTCCATTTTTATTTTCAAAGTTTTTATCAGAGAACAAATAGAACTCTTCAACTTTGTTCACTACTTTTACGCCTGATGCTTTATCTTCTTTCTTTTTAACATTGCGAACCTTTCGCATCTTCATAGCATCAATGTATCTAATCTCTTGGATACCTGCTTTTAGATTCGTGTTATCTACAACTAGGTGGTGATATAATCTTCCATCGACATACCAACTACGAAAAATGTCATGAGCACGCTCATTAAACGTGAGCATATTCAAAACATTTTGGAATTCTTCTACAATTTTCTTTTTAATTCCTGGAGAAACTTCAACCCGATCAAGGTTGACTTCTACTACGTTCTCGTCATCAGGGATTACGATTGCTTCGTTTATAATTTCTTCTACCGCCATGTCAACTTCAGGATGAGTTGCTGCTTGACGATATTTGCGAATTAGGTCTGCCTGATCTTTTACTTGAAGATCAGCATAGATGTTCATATGAGTGCCGTATGCATATGAAGGAGCAGTTACATAACCTGCACCATCTTCATCAGTCGGCGGTACAACTGATGCAGCAGGGAGCGCAGTCACAGCGTCCTGATCTTTTTTCGCTCGCTTGATCTCAAAACCAAATAATTTAATTCCGTCGCCTTCTGCCATATTTGAAATCTCAGTTGTGGGAAAAAAGGGGGAGCGAACTCCCCCTGTTCTACTTTACTTATATCCTTATTGCAAATTAATTAAGGATAGCACTATTAGTCCAATAGTCGTACTCAATCGTTACTGTAAAGGTCTCAATTTCGCCAACCTGCGCGTAATCAAGATCAATCGCCGATACGTTAGAAGGGAAAGCATTTTTAAGAGTATACTTACCTTTTGCTGACGCCGTGCCTTTTTGATCTAACTGTGAAACTTCCATATCAACAGCATAAGTGCCGATACCAGAGTTGTTAGACTGTTGACCTTCATTGCCTTCGTGAGTATTCATGCCACTTGACCAACGCTCAAATGCTCCTCGAAGTGAATGATCTACGTCATTATACACAGTAATAGTCCATGGTTCGAACGATCGGTCACCTGCTAATTTTACAATGCGTCCGCGGAATGGTACTTCTACCAATCCAACAGTACTTGCGGGCAACTGAGCACCGCGACACATAAAACTAGCAAGTTCATTATTTCCAGAAGCATATCCTGGGAAATTGACCTTGACCTCGAACATATTGGCACGTGCGCCACCCTTAGCCAACTTACCGCGAAACTGATCTACATTAAGAATTGCCATTTTACGATCTCCTTGTAGTCGTTACGGGTTAAAATTGAACGCCAGAGTTAATGATCTCTTCAAAGTTCGCACCAGTTCGAGTAGCAACAAAGTTCAACGTAATGAAGTTGATGCTTCTAGATGGTTTGATGAAGAGTGTCGCAACGAACTCGTTACGATCAATAACTTCTGGGGTGTTGTTACGCTCGTCACACTGTACGAAGAAGTCCTGAATACCACGACGTGCTTGCACTTCACGAAGAAGTGGTTCAACAATCGCTACAAATTCAGCACGAGTAAACTCGTCGTTGAATTCGAACAGGAAGTTTCGTGCGGCAACAGAGATCGCCTTTTCGAGAACGAGGAACAAACGTCGAACATTGATGCGATCAAACGCAGATGGTCGAGCAAGTTTGGTCTTGTCTCCGAACAGGATAATACCACGTCCTGGGAACTGAACGATTGGGTTTACACCCTTCTTATACAGTTCGTCACGCTCTGCCTTATTAGGTGAATAAGCAAGATTGGTTACACCGACATACTCACCGCGTCGCTCACCAGCAGGTGACCACCATGGACCAAAGTTAAGGTCAGCGGCAGCCATAATACCAGCAGTGGTAGAAGCAGCAGGAATGTAGATATAGTTGTCATTGTACTTGTCGTATACACGCAAGAAGTTATTATCAACGATCAAGTAAGAGGACGCTGAATACTGGTTAGTAGTTTCCAGAGTGTCGTTTACAGGATCAATGTTATTGATAACGTCGTCACGGGCAGGAGAAGCAATTACAACACAATCCTTACGAGTCGTGCCAGCAATAGCAGCAAGATCGTTTACCAAAGTGACTTGATCAGTTGAAGTTGCCATACTTGGAGCAATCAACAATGAAACGTCAATCTGCTCAACGTCTTCAAATTCGTCGTAACCAGTTTGAAGGTCACCCACATCCAAAGTACCGTGGTCGCGACCGCCCTGCAAACCTGTGTTAGCAGAGTCGTTAGACCATGATACGTTTGTTGCGTAGTCAGTCGTAGTTTGAGGTGCAGTACCCCAGTTGCTAGCAGAAATACTGTTGACTGAGTCAAAATCGCCGAACCAAAGATATTTTGAACCTTGATTCAGTACAGTCTTGATGAAGTTGTCAGAACCGTCTACAGTTTTTGCACCAAGTGCTACTGAGACGAATGGGAAAGTTTCAAGAACAGTTCCTTTAGTTCCTGAGACTCTTCCATCGGAGTCAACTACAACAAGGTGAATTTCGTCATTCTTGACAGTTCCTGGTTGCTCAGACGCCCAATCCGAAGTTCCTGGGATAGCATCAAACTTATCTGCATAATCCCACGCTGCCCAGTTGGTAATCGTGTTTGGATGTGCTGCTGATTCACCTGAAGCGATAGCAAACATTGAAACTGCCAGAGAGTTACCGAGCTCTCCTGGATACTTTGCGACAAACATGTCGAGTCCAGATTGTTGCTCGTAGTGATCTTCATTCTTGACTTGCGTCTTAGTAGCAGTCAAAGAAGAGTTTAGTGCGGAGTCACCGATAGCAACGCTACCAGATGGAATCGCACGACAGACTTGTAGGTTACCAGAATATCTCAGATACTGCGCGCAGGAGAAATAATCTACTGCGAAATCAGCGTCTGGCGTACCAAATTCTTCAGCGAGTTCGTTCTCGCTAGAGACAATCGTTGGTACATTAACTGGTCCCCACTTAAATCCTCCTACATATCCAGCAAGCGAAGTATCGACATTAGGGACCACTGGGGTCAAGTCAAATTCGCGTACTACAATAGCAGGAGACAGTGATGGAGCTGTTAGTGCCATTTTAGTTTCCTCTTTGCAAAAAGAAATTATAAGTTTTATACATTATAAGGTAGGCACGCAAGTGCTCAATGCATTTATTTATATGTTGGCACATTTAGGTAAAATCTTCGACTATCTTATAGTCCATCCAAGGATCTACTTTTTCTTCATAACTAATTTGTGGCACTTCCTCTTGCTTAAATCCAAACGGAGGAACATCTTCTTCAATCTCTTGCATGCGTTGTTCAAACATCATCTTCTTAATATTAATATCTGTCATCTCAGCAAAGAACGTGGTTTGTACCAAGAAACCAAGCATTACCAAGTTCATTACCAAGTCATCATGGCATCCATCTTTCGCTTCGTACGAAGTTCCTCTTGCCTCAAACGTGCTGATTTCCAATATGGTGTTTTCATCAACAATTTCTAGTTTACGTTCTTCAAGCAGGTCTTTGAATCCTGAACAACCAAGACGTTTGGTTCGACGAGTCATCTCTACGCCGATACCACTAGATTTTACAGTAGAGGACATATGTACGTTTTCATATTCTCGTTCGTGATATAATCCTGTACAAACTAATTGACCTGCGTCATTAGATTCAATAACAACATATGCTTGATTATAAGAAGTCGCCCATTTATAAATAATATCTGGGAAGAGTAGTGGAGAAATAAGATTGTTGCGATACACTGCTACCTGTTTGAAAGGTCTACTGCTAATGTCGATGACGTTAAACGTACTATAATCCTGTCCTCTCCCTTTACTTACGTCAACACACATGACGTATTGTGACCCCTTACGAGGTTCATCGTAAACAAAAAGATCGCCGCCCTCAAGAATCCTCTTGGGTCTGCTTGCTTTTAAGTTTAATAATGTATCCGCATTGATCAGCGTATTACCTGTGCCAAAGAAGGTATTACCGAACTCCTGATCAAATTGTATCTGAGAAGTGTTAGATATTGTTTCTTCTTTCCATGCCTCGTCGCGACCAGGAACATCCCACCAATCTACACGGAAAGGTTTGTATTCGTTTACACCTTGTACAGCACCTTCCCATATCTTATGAAAAGGATTACCGATACCATTAGCGGTAGAGGTAATAATTACCTTCGTATCTTTACCTGACGAAACTACAGGGTATGTTGAAGTATAAAACTCTGCTGCCCTTTCGACAAACGCAAACTCATCAAGGAACAGTAAGTTTACAGACTGACCACGAATAGATGATCCGGAAGTAGCAGCGGCGAATATCTTTGAGTTGTTACTAAACTCTATGCTACCCTTGTTCAGAACTTTGCATCCTGGTTGTAAATAAAAGGGCAAGTTCTCAAGCATCAGAGTTACACGCGATAACATCTCGCGAGCAGTCGCTCCCTTGTTAGCGAGTACTGCTACAGTTTTCTCAGGGTGAAATATGGCATACCAAAGCAGATACGCCACAGAAGATATAGACTTACCAGACTGGCGGCAAGCAAGGACAACTGTAAAACGGTTGCTATTGAAGTGATTAAACATTTCCTCTTGATAAGGGTATAACTCGAACGGAACTAGACCGTCATTCAAATTAATAATTTTCAAATGATTAATAGCAAAGTGTGCAGGATCAGACATACATTTAGCATATTCAGCGACTTTTTCTTGTGTCCAATCCTCCTGTATGCCATCTTTCTTGACATGAGGATTACCAAGATAGTGAGTGTCGTGTTTAGACTTCGTTGTGTCCTGAATCGGGGAGAGCATCATCTTGAGGAGTAATATCCTTTTCGTTCACTTTTTTTAACATACGTTGAAGATCGGTTGTTGAACCGATAAACACGTTAGTAGTTTCTTGTTTTGGTAATGCTTTGACATCTTCCTTGTCTATGTCTTTCTTCTGTTTGTGAAGATTCATTAATTGTTGAGAAACGTCAGAAGTATCTTTAATAAGTTTAGCAAGAACTTCATATGCTCTAGGGTGTTCGCTTTGTTTAGCGACTTCAATCATTTCTTCTACACCGTCACGACCCTTACCGATTAAATCGTAAAGAGTTTCTCGTGCGAACTGGTAGTCATTATCTTTATCAGATTCCATCAGGGATTGTTAAAATAGTCATGAGGCACATAGGTATCACTATCTAGTATAGATGTAGATACGGTATAATCAGAATCTAAAGAAACTGGACGAGGATTAGTTTCTACTCTTACAGTCTCAAGATACTGGTCAGAGTCCGCAGAGTTAATATCCATATTGTACAAATCCATATCGATACGAGTGATAATTTTTCCTTGGTCTGGTTTTGGACCATAGAAAAATACTTTCATATCAAATGTAAGTGTATAGATAATAGTTCTGCGATCTTCCATCGCCCCTTCAAAGTTATCAGTAAATGCTACTGACTGTAATATTACAGGGACGTCTTCCTTAATATCAGGATAATCTTCAATCGGTTTAAAACTTACTGTGTATTGTGGGGTGAAATAAGGTAAAATCTGTTCCACTACTTGCAAAGCATCGTTATGCTGTTTAGCATATACATTCAACTCAAATGTAATAATATATGGCGTGCCTGTATAAAATTTAGCACCAGTTTGATCGTTGTCAACATTAGTTTTGGTAAAATAATTCATTTTAGGAAGTTGACGTTGCGGATCATAGGCAATCGACAAAACTTCAAAAGACATACGAGGCAGTTTAATTGCCAATTGTCTTTCGTTATCCTCACCCTGATTCATCTCATTGATACGTTCTAAGAACTTACGAGCAGGGGCATATGCTAGAGGAACTTTTTGCTGGGCGTAAACATTGTTCCCATCACGGCGAATCATGTATAGGTTGTTGAACATCGCACCAAATACTGCGACGCACTTCCTAACTCGCTCGTGATAAAAATGACCGCCAAACATTAACTAAAATCTCCGAATGGATTATCTTCGCTGAAATCTACAAACTCAAGCACTGATACGTCAAAGTCAGTAACATTACTACTCCAAGCAGATGATGCTCCTGTTGGGTTAATATCGCCACCTGCTGCTCCTGATTGAATCTGCTGTAGTTCCATAACTACAGTTGGAGTTACAATTGATGTTCTTGCACCAACACTATCACCATTATATATTTGGCGAGTAGTAGTAAAGGTTTTATATTCTCCAGAAGTGTTGCCCACATTAGCAAGTCGCATTACATTATCAGAATCAGACCAGTGTACGACTTCACCAGTAACAACGTAATCGTCGAATGCTTGAGTAACTCTTTCGCCTCTAGTGAATCCGT